AAGACGAACACTCTGCCCAATTGGATAACGACCGCCGGCCTTCTTATATGCTTCGAGTAGACTTTCCATGGCATCATAGCACATCTTAGCAAACATTTCACAGCCTACACCCGGTACAATACGTAGATCACAGATTGCCCCACGCTCATGTGGAACACCCCTTGTTATACCATCATATCCAATGTCATTCATCTTCTTAAAGAACTTAATATGTGGATCATCAGCAGCAATTACAAGTGTATGATCGAACATAGATTCAGACCAATCTTTAAACTGCTTTAGGCCACCAAAGTCAAAGACCCAATTACGGTCATCTAGTGTTTCGCTTTCGAATACTAACTTAATACCGAGACTATATCCGTGTAGTGTACTGCAATGGCTATGTGTGGCACGCCACTGACGAAAGCAACAACTAAGCCCTCTGTCTGTGCCATATGTCTTAGTTGAATAATACTTGCTCACCTTGTGATTCCTTTACGCATCATTTCCATAGTGATTGCATGTGCTACACGCTCTTCAAAGTTTTCATTTTGACTGATGACATGTAAGGCATATTCACTACGATCTTTAACCATGTCATAATGTCTAAATTCCAATACTGTGCCGCCATCAGCACCGTAGATACTCAGTGTAAGTCCATGACTATCTAAACTTCCGTGCCCTGCATATTTTGCACTTGCAACTACTAGATTACTGGTATATGGGGTTGATGGCTCATCATCACGAGTCTCCCACGCTTCTTTACACTTTTTTCTAAACCAATTATCAAACCACTTCATTGTTCAATCTCCGTAATTGTTTTTCTTCCCATTGTGTGATTTACTCTTGCACGAATATGTGCGTTCTCCCACGTCCAACATTCTCCAGTATCATCTTGAAAACATACCCACTGAAGATCATGTTCCGGACCGTAATCAATAATAAAGTGTGCTAACGCACGACCTTTAGGAGTCATTAATGGAATTGGTGGATCTAATCTAGTCACCGAGCATATTCCTGTTGTAGCTTAATGTTGTCAAAGAATTCCTTCTTTGTGCCAGCATCTTCATTGAATGCACCCTTAAGCACTGTAGTTTGTGTTAGCGAACTATGTGCCATAATGCCTCTGTTCTCACAACAGCCGTGAGTTGCCTGTATATAAACAGCAACATTTTCACTGCCAGTTGCCTTTTGAATCTCACGAGCAATATCATTGCACAGTTCTTCCTGCAATGTACCACGTCGAGCACACCACTGTGCAATACGTGTATACTTGCTAAGTCCAATCAACTTGGTAGCAGCAATGATACCAATGTATGCAACGCCAGTTACTGGCTGATGATGATGACTACACATCGACTTTAGTTCACTACGAACAACAAGCATACCGGTATATGCATCATTTCCGTCATTCGGAAAACTAGTTGCATCTGGCGCTGGATTATAACGCCCACTCATTACTTCATTGAAGTACATCTTAGCAAGACGCTTTGCTGTGCCTTTACTATTTGGATCAGTCTCACGATCAATTACAAGAGCATCCAATACATGTTCAAATGCTTCAGTTGTTTCTTCAATTAACCTGTCATATTCATCAAAATAGATATATTGTGAGATGTTATCTCCAGCCCAATAACGGCCCCCGTCAGATTTAATACGATTACGAATAGTTTCTGAAACGCTCATTTAATTTCCTTATGATCACGCAGTAGGTATTGCGATATGTTTTAATATACTTTATTTAGGCCTGTACTTCAATATTTAAAATTCTGATCTGTAAAAATATCTGGATATTCGTTTTGATATTTTTTAAAGATAGCATTACCTATGTTTTTAAGATTTTCTAGAGGTTCTAACTTATCCCATTTATTAAATGGTTGAGGTTTTGCGTTCATATTTAGTTTAAATCTTAAAGTAAATTTAATGTTTAAAATATTACATGCTTCTTCAATATTAATAACTTGGGGATAATTTAATACAATTGAAGTTTCCATTAGATCTTTAATGTTAACATACCAATTGCATATTTCTTTTACTTTAGTTGCAAAATATATTGGATTAATTACAAATTTTGTATCTTTATATTTGTTAACGTATTCTTCTACAGAAGTTGAATGAAAATGATAAGTTCCTGTTTGTTCTGCTAACATAAAACTTGCTGCGATTTCAACTGGATTTCTAGTTATAATAATAGTTTTTCTTGATGGCAAATAAGATTCTACTAATTCTCTATGGTGGGAATGTATTATATTTGATATATTTTCATCGAAAACAGTATCCTTATCGAGATGAATAAATTCAGAATTGCCAAAATGAAAAATACAATAGTTTTTAAGATAACTTGACAATTGTACACTACCGGCTCTGCCAGGACTTAATACAATAAAACTCATAGTGTATCTTTAATTACGTTGTATAGATTATTTCCATTAAAGAAATTTCCAGTTGATGCATTATTTAAATTCTTTATAGTTCCAGGCAAGTCAGCATTATTACTACCCATTATATTACGAATTCTTTCCATTAAACGATTCTTATTACGCAGATAACTATCCCAATCTTTAGTCCAATCACTAGGATATTTAAAGAATGTGTCCCACATTTCATCATAACTTAAACGATTTGGTACAAGTGGATATGTACCAACAATGGCACCTTCATATACTGAGATACCAAGAGTTTCTTGCAAATTAGCACTAAAAACAATCTTGCTCTCTGCTAGATGTGTGTGGTATTCGTGCTTGCTCAACTGATGGTCTTGTGCAACGAACCAATCGTATTCTGGCATTAATGCAGCAAGATCTCTGAAGATCTCCAATTGCTTCTCAGGAGCAAGACGATGGGGGAAAATAATCTTATCTTTCTTTACTGTATTGACATATGGCTCAAGTATATCATTTAGATATTCCATAGGCCAACCAACAATATGAATCTTATCTGGATGCCATTCAATCATTGCATCACTTGAAGGTTCATCAAACAAATTAAGACAAAACATATCGAGATGGAATTTAGTAGCAAAGAAGTTGTGATCATAGCAATAGAACATACTAGATTCGGCATTGCGAACCCAGGGAGTATCGCCAATCAATCGTCCTAAGAAATCCTGGGGATCATAGGATCCTGCATGCCACATTCCGCCTAGTTTAACTGGAATACCTAGCAATTCGCTCATATATTTCACTTGAATAACAGTTGGGTTCCACGCATCTGTATATAAGAAATAGTCTCCTGCTTTAACAGTTCCGTCTGCAAATAACTTAGAAATTTCAAGTAATTGCTGACTTTTGTAACTGTTAGTACCAGCAAAATTAAGGAACGCTCCGGGTGTTGTAGCCTGCGGAACATCGCCTCCACTAATAACAACTACACCCATGCCAGCAGACTTCATCTGCTCTGGAAGATACTGCTTCCATTGTGCGGTATAACGTGTTTCAACTGCTTCTAAATCAACTAGATAAACTGTCATGCTCGTTCCTTATAATAGTTACTGGACATCCATTGCATTAAACAGATAAGCCCTTGGCCTTCGTCTTTAAATTTTACTGTAATCATACGATAATCTTTGTACTCAGGATTAGCAATAATAACATAGTCTTCATACATCTTCAAATTTTCTCTTTGAAGTAATGCTTTTAATCCTGTTAAAGTAGCATTGCGATTGTGCCATTTACCTAAACTGGCATTGACCAATGGAAAATCAACTGCTTCCCAAGTTTCACTTAACCATTTTTCAACGGTCCTACTCACATGCCCATTTCCTTACGTATATTAGTAGCACTAATCGAAGTTACCGATTCGTCAAAAGTTTCTTCGCCACTTGTATATCCAACACCTCTGCCCCAACCAATATGTACAATGTTTGGAACAACTTGTATCTCGTACTTGCCTTGATATAGAGGATCGAGATCTTTTCGGATAAATCGCTTTACTTGCTCAATCTCAAATGGATTACTACCCTGCCATCCTTGTACATCGCGCACTTGGATAATAACTTGTCCAGTACGCTCTAATAGACGCTTAAACAATGCACGATGCCCATCATGCCACGGTTGCCAACGTCCAAGCATTTGTACAGTTTCCTTTCGCCAATCAAATATTGGGCGGCGACGATTAGCACAGATATGATCCCAAATAAAAGCAGCCCATTTAATAGCATTCTGTTCCGGCACACGGAAATCATATAGATCAGGTTCGATAAATGCTTTGTTAGTATCTTCGTAGCGACCGCGATCAATGGTATCAACCCATATGATCCAATCTGCTTTGAAATTATTGCGCATCTCAACTAGTGGAGCAACAAAGTCAGCAATTACAAAATCCATCGTGCTCTTATCTGCTAGTTCACGCATACGGATACTTTGACGTATACGTCCGCTGTCACTAAAGTCCCAATCATTGTATTGCTGGCGAACAGCATCAGCATTAAACCAATCTACAGTATAGAAATCTGTTTCCATACGCTTTTTAAGTTCTTGAGCAAGTGTAGTCTTTCCTGCTCCTGGTAGTCCCATAATTAAAATCTTTTGCATTTAATTTCCTTTTAATAAAGAGAGGCTAGTTTTTACACTAGCCCCACAACTCTATCCTGGCAGTATGTAGAATTAGTGACGGCTTACTCGACGAGGAGCAACATTAGCATAGTTAGCATCCTCTGTCCAGTTGTTAATAACCCTATCCCCTCGACGGATACGTTCAAATTGACCGTATACGGTATTACGCTTGTAAAGATCAGACTCGTTAAAGACATGACCATATTCTACACAAAATTCACGATATGCATCTAATTCGTCAAACACACGAGCAACATTGCGATTCTTAATCATATTAGACTTCCCATTTGATGTTACAACCATTTTCATTATCTTCGCTTACTTCAATCTCTACTGCCCTGCCAGGATATCGAGTTGAAATTAGTTTATACAAGTCTTCTGCTATCATTTCGCAACTCTTGTAATCAAGTTGTAGTGTAGCAGTATTATACAAACTTGTCAACCAGCGTTTAAACTGGATAAACTCAATGTCCCTGTCATCATGAAATACCTCAATGGCAACACGGAAATGGAAGATGTGACGATGAGGATATCCAAGAAAACTGACATCATACTCATCGCCTGTAGCCAACTTTGGATCATCCAAAGCGGCAGGATACTTGTGGATACCTTCACGGGCAAAAGTCACCCAAATCATACTCTTGCGTGTAATTGGCATTCGATCAGTCACCATCTTCTTCTTTTTAAAGGGGTTCATATTAATTACTACCATTTTGAGTCTCTTCGTTATAATCTTTATAATCTTCAATATAGTTGTCAAGTACTCGCTTAAGATTAACAACATCATCATGATTAGGAATAACATCATGCCATTCAATACTACCACGACCGATAAGGAAGCCGGTAGCCATCTTTAGACGCTCCCAAAAATTGAGATGTCCTTTATCAGCCTGTAACATGAAGTAAAGTTCTGGTTCATCAGTACCAGTAGAGTCAAAATATTTGACTTGGATGATGTGCTCGGGACCGTGACATTGACAGCCAATGTAGATCTTTTCGCTCTTGTCAGTGTAGTCGGTGCGTGTGCTCATAGTGTTAATATACTATGAGCACACTGGTTTGTCAATTAAAAGTTTATTCTAAGACCTATAGTTCCTGATACACCAGTTAGGTTAGAACTCTTATCTATACCAACTGAAGCATTTAGGAATATGCCTTTTTCAATTTCAGTGTTTGCTGTAGCACGGATGCTGCCAACAGTTTTGAAATCTTTGCTCTGTGTAACACGACCTTCAACACCAAAATTCTTATCAAAGTCATATCTCAAACCAACATATGGATTGAAAGCAGTACTTGATTTTGCAGTTGGAATTGTTGAAAGGAATGGGCTACCACTTTCACTTATTCCGCTGATTGAACTGCTTACTACAGTTACACCAACTAGTGGGCGGAAGTCATAGTATGTGTCTGCACTATAAACAGTTACATCGCCATATAGGATCTTTTGATTAAACTTAGCACTGTTTGATAATGCAAAGATTGGGAGACTTGTAGTTCCGTTATACTTGCTATAACCAAATCCTACAGCAGTCTTAACCCAAACATCCTTGTCTTTGATGAAAGCGTATGCAGTTGCATCATAACTATCGTTTTCAACTTTACTATTGCTTAAGCCACCGCTTTTAGCACTGCCATAACTAACAGCAACTCCAAACTTATTAGCATCAGCAGTCCATTGATAACCAGCAACTGTGCCGCCATTTGTCATAGTACCTACAGTCTTGTAGTAACTAGCAGTCGGACTAATCCAAGCACCATCATTCTTATTAATTGGATCAATTAGGAATGGATTAAATGAACGCAACTTAACAGCATTGGCGAATCCAGCATTGTTAAAAGTAGCATTGCTTGAACTTGTGCTACCTAGACGCTGCTCACTTGGCTTAACAGTATCTTCATCATATACAGTACCATTAGTCTTCACAACAGTGCTATCACTCATGTCTTGATTAGTAACAGGAGTAACAGCAACTCTGCTAGTAACTGCCCTTGCATCATACTTGTCAATTGTGCGAGTAACAACGCCAGTTGTGGCAACATTTGTTCTTGCATCTGTTTGTACAATTGCAATCTGTGTCCATGCACCATAAACAAAGAATGGTGTGCCTTTAATATAAGTTAAGTATGGAGCACCGACTGGAGTTGGACCTGTAGGAACAACAGGAGTAACACCGGGCATTGTACAATCTACTGTACACCCCGGGACAGTTCCTGGAATTCCGCCGCCTGCGCCAGAAGTAACAGCAGTAGTTCCTGCGGCTAATGTGCTTGGCCCAAAAATATAAGCATATTCAAAAGTTACTGATGCACCGGCAGCAAGTGTTGGTAGATAGAACCCAAGACCAATGGTATTATCACCATCGCCAATGTTAGTTCCACTATAGTAAGTAACAGGATCTGTAGTCCACCCCGTAACGCCTGCACCTGCGTTAGTTGCAGCAGTATAAAGACCTAGTGCATACTTACTAATTAGTGCTTCACTAAACACAACGTTCTTAACACCAATTGGACTAAAGCCCAAAGTGTTTGTAGTTGCTGAACTATCTCCTGTTGCTGCTCTTGCATCCGGATCTGTAAAACGACCAAAGTATAGATTAGTCATATTAACAGTTGTAGTAAGTTTTGTTTTGATATCTACAACTTTGTCGGGATTATTAAATCTAACATCGTTAGTTAATGAAAAGTCAGTTGTAGAACCAGTCCATACAACACGATTGTCAAATGTAGCACCACCATAAGCAATACCACTATAGTTTGTTAGAATGCCGCCAGTAATAGCAACAGCGCCAGTATTATTATTTGTTTTACTAGTAGTTACTCCAGCATCGTTAGTATATTTTACAGTAAAGCCTTCAAACGGACTTCCTGGTGTTAGATAATCGTATGCTGGGTTAAATGTTCTTGTTCCGGTATTATCATATAAGATACCTGGGGCAGTATTTCCTTTACTGCCAATAGTTCCATAATCACTTGTGCCAATTTTAACATAGTCACCGGTTAATGTAAAAACCGTGCCAGTTGTTTGAGCATATGCAGAGGAAGCAAATAGAATTCCTACTGCTGCTAACAGATTTTTAATCACAATTTTTCTCCAAATTGATTAAATTTTTCGAAATACTATGATTAATTGAAAAAATACTCTATTATTTATTGCTCTGCATATAATAGGTTTGTGGGAATATATCTTTCTTAATTACACCATAATCGTTTGGTCCGTGCTTAACAATATAATCATTGCCAGCAGTGTAATTAAGTGGTTCGCCCCAACTTGTATTAACAACTCCATCGTGGTCAGCCAACTTAGCTATCTTGATAATTTTCTTTGGTGTTGCTGTGCCATCGCCATTATCGTCATATAGCCCAGCAAACTTCTCAGGCGGAATAGGATACTGCTCGCCTTTTGGCCCAGTAATGATCTTATAGCCTGCTTCATACTTAACAGGACCTTCTAGAGTATCTAGTGTTCCTGCTGAGTCCGCAGTTGTATATTTTACTGGATTGGCTTTCTTATATGTTTCAAACGCACCAGTATCAAACCAGTTGTCGTTAATCGATTCACTTAACATATCAAGATACTTTCTGAAAAATTTAGGATCCATGTTAATATTTATTTTACTTCGGTGTCTTTAGTATACTGATCCCAATATGTATACTTGTCTTTAGACATAAGATCATGTAGTTGATGTGTCCATACTCCTGGATTAGTAGCGCCCCAAGTACGGTCGTCTATCTTGATAGTGGTGTTATAGTTAAGCAGACTGATGTAAGGCAACTTTACGCTGAGCATTGGGACAAAGCGATCATGTTCGCAAAGCCCTGATTCCAGCAAGCCTTCTGCTTGTTTAACATCTAAATCCAAGGTGCACCAATAACCTGTATCCAAGCAAGCCTTAATAACATCAGCCCATTTATTCCATTCATCAGCATCATTTACAGCAATATCTGGAAAACTTTGACTTGTGCCAAAATAGATATGCTTTACAATATGTAATGATGCTTGCTCCAGAATCTCGTCAATAGGAGGTGTTCCCACAACAAATAATGTAAACATACCGTGACAGATAGTATGCTCAACTTCATATCCGGTGAAATATACTACGTTCTGTCGTTCTTCTGTATTCAGTCCCATACTAAGTAGCCCCTACTGTATCCTGCCGAACGATTCGCACCATCTTCAAAAGCCTGCTGCCATTCTGTATTGCGATTATAACCCCTAGTCCATAATCCGTCAACCTTCAATCCACAGTTTGTCATATATGTTACTGCTGTAGTCATTGCGGTATAGAATTCTTCATTACGAGGACTTGGACATATTATTGTACAATTCTTCCAAAGTAGATTAGCAAATGAAGTTGTAATTGCAGGATGCTTCTCTGCTGCCAGCACAACTATGGCGTTATTCTTCAGTACATCTTTTGTGAATACTGTATCATCCTGCTTGAGATCAATTACAACATCATACTGTCCTGTAGGCTCTTTGGATAGTTCAATGTGATCTTGCCAAAGATGTCGATTGCTATTTCCAACTACGGTAATTGCGCCGTCATATGAATGTATCAGCATAGTTTGAAACACAATCCAAGATAGGAAACCTGAACCTAGAATTAGCAAACGCTTGTTCTCAGTATTGTATGTAGGGAACCCTTCTGTGGCTACATTGATTCCACAAGCAATAGGTTCAATAATCCATTTTGGATCAAGTTCTGGAACAACTACAAACTCAAATCTGCCAGTATTGTAGTAATCGCTATATGCTGGTTCGCCACGAGTTGCTACAAAGTCGCCAACTTTTACAGGCTCTAACCCCTGTCGATTAACCTTTGAGCCAACCTTAGTAACAATGCCTAAGCCTTCGTGCCCCTGCATATGAATAGGCAATGGACCAAAGTTACCCTGCATCATATCAATATCGCTGCGACAAATACCTGTCATTGCAGCCTTTACCTCAATCTCATTATCTGTAGGTTCAGGCTTATCCCATGACGTTTCTACAAATTTACCATCACCTGCTGTATAAAGAATTCTACTTCTCATCGTATGGCCCTAACATATTGTGTATCCAAAGATCCTGTTCCAGTTGATCTCGCCACCACACTGGATTACTGATGTTTTCGAATGCTGTTTCAATCATCTTCTTATATGCTGAAACAGGACATAGCCCAAGTTCAAACCGACGTTCCCTGTCGCCAATAAAAGCAATACTTTGATCATCTTGTTCTAAACTACGCCAATTAGCAGTTAGATTATAATGTACTTTTCCAACTCTTAATTCAATATTAGCATAATCATCCACGTCGTATAGCCCATCAGGATTGACATTGCCGTATGTTGTATCTAATAGATCTACTAACTTCCACCGCTGTTCTTTTACAAACTTCAATACATTAGAGTCTTGATATATTGTGGGATTTAATACTGCAACCCAACTAAGCAAATGCGGCATTAGATCTCTGCTAACTCCACCGAAGCTATAATGACTATTAGTAAACCAACTACCTGGATTTGGTACGCGATTGTAATTGATCCAGTTAATGTTTACATTAGTACTGACATTATTCAACGCCTTAAAGAATACAAGTTCTTCACGATATTGATTGTTCTTTACCATGATAAACTTAGTTTCGGGACAAGAATCAACCATGATTTTCCAATCGTGTGCTGTCTTAACTCCTGGCTTTTCAACAAACACAATTTTGCTATGCGCTGCAACAAAATAAGCAATTTGTTCATGTGTATGATTTGGCGTGCAGATAAAAGCAGCATCAAATTTTGGATGAATATCCAATGCTAATCCTATACTTTTAAAGTCAGCAGCGCGATTACCTGTATCAACTGTAACAACTTCGTGTCCTAAATCTTGGAGAACTTCTTTATAAAGTTCTCCAATGCCCATTCCAATAATTAAACTTTTCATGTCTCACTCAAATAGTGCATTAAATTGTGTATTAGCGTTAATTGTCTTCTTACCAGTATAACCCCGTTGACCTATAATGTCAATCCAAAACTTATTATGTTCGTCAATAAGATCCAAACTGCGTTGGTTGCCGGCATTTTTAATAATTTCATCTACAAGTTCACGGAATCTAATTCCCGTATTCTTGCGAATAAGCATGCCTGGTACAACACCCATATCGTACTGTTCATTAGCAGTAAGTACAGCATTGATATGCATCCAAACATTATGTGCCATTTGGATAGCATAACTAAAACTATCCCAACTGGTTTTTCCTTCTTTACCTATTAGATTAAGATCGCCTGGAGCGTAGCAACAGACGTCATTAACTGTCATATGTTTAGATATATGGCTATCCATAAAGGTAGGGATAATACCGTCACTGCGAGCCACATCTCCATATAGCCTAGTGTCCGTTGCATATTTCTTGTTGTCGATGCCGGCTTCCATGCCGTAGGTCCATTTTTTGCCATGCTCTATCCTTAGTTGATCATAAACAAGACCTTTAGCATTAGCCATGAATGGACTTGCACAATCAAAACTAATAGTAAAGTTCTCATTATGGTATTTACGAACAGAACGCTGAATATCAGTTAGCAGTGTAGCCCACTCTAACTTACTTGTTCCAAGAAAATGCATCCAATCGTGTGTGCCTTTTTCAAGTAATCCATCACGAATCATTTGTACAATACGACGTAGCACAAGATGAATGTCACACATATTCTGACCGCCCATAGCCCACCCATTGAAGTGTGTTTGGGGATACAGTTTTGGATCATTGAAGTCCTTCATTTGATTATACCAATCATCTGCTTCAGTGTGATTCTCACCCTGTAGCACGTTAAGGAACTTACACTTGCCTGTACGATGCTTCATCCAGTATTCGTTATTGATACGAGTACCTTTTACTGCTTCCGCGTAAGTACTAATGCCAGTGGCAGCAGCACCAGCAGGACTGCGAGCAACCCAAGCGGGAATATCAAGCACCATACCATAATCCATATAAGCGTCCATCCAACGCAGAACACCGTCACGCTTAGAATGTGCCTTAGGGCAATTAGGATCTCGCCAATCGCCTGCCCATACTCCCTTACCAATTTGGAATCCACCACTATCCCCCAATACAAAACTATTTGGATTACGATTTCGAACCATTTCTTCTTTTTCGTCTGGCCCGACTTCTAGAATTGCGTGACCAGCAGAATACAGACACCAAGGATAATAAAAGTAACTAATATCCGGATCAAGAAAATCGAGGCCTCTAATACCATTTTGCATTGCTGCTGGTACACGACTTGCTTTCATCTTCTTTCCATACTTGCAAATTTGGAAAGTATAAAAACTACTCAGTGCTGGTAAGAATACTGCGTAATCTTTCTGTCTTAGAGACATATTATCCTGGGGTATCAAATATACATTCCTTCTTCGCCTATTTTATCCATATCTTCTTCGTTTATTTTATCAGTCGGAGAGTTTGACTCAGTCATTGCAGCAGATGCATAACTATGAAATGATTTAGACCTATCGCCTTTGCCGTTTATCTTCTTTCCACATTCTTTACATTCCCAAAAATAAGTTTTACTTACGATTGGTTGATACCCATTCCATTTTGGCGTCCTTGTTATTTCATGTGAACTTGGAGCAAACTTATTTAGACATTGGTTGAAGGAACAAACAATTTGCTCCTCCTCAACCAATCTAATAAATCTAATATCATTTTTTAATGGTTTAAGTTGATATTCTTTCTTTTCTTTTTTAGGCATTTTACTTGCTCTGTGCTGGCAATATGTACTCGTATACAATAAGCCCACTGTCAACTGTAATCTGTGCTGCACCTTCGTCACTGAAATTTACAGTCTTATCGCCTGCAAGAGTTAGAATGCCTAAAAATTGAATGATTGGCCAATTCCAACCCTTTGCAATATTTCCCTTTACACCAGACTGGAATACAAAGTTTCCTGCATGAGTACTATGATCTCCAAAGTAAAATTTTAGATCAGTACCTTCTGTCTTAGCAATAAACACAGTCTCATCGCTATTGGCTGCTGTCTGAAACTTAAATCGCTGGATATTGGCAATTGTTGGTTCAAAAGAAACATCCCAATTAACACCCTTAAACTTTACACTCTTCAATTTCTCATTAATAATTTCTGTACTCATAAAACGATAATCATTCTTAAAATCGCCTGATTCATTTTCGAAATGAAGTCCAGTTGGGACTGTCTCGCCGTTACGATCTTGAGTTTGCAAATCAATCTTTGCATTTTCCTTGTACTCGGGAATATTTAGAATTGTATTCAACTTTTGCATATTTGGCATTCCGAACACTCCATTAAAATTAGCATTTGGTGTCTTGAATGTACCTTTTAAAATTACACTGCGGTCGTCAGCAGTTGCTTCTACAATAGTACTGGAATCATCTCCTGTAATCTTGACTAGAGAGATAGTTAATGGTAGAGTATGCGACACAATGTCGAGTAGAAAATCTTTCATAATTTGTCCTTTACTTTCTTTATTTTATAGTAATTCTTCAGTAGTTGCAATAACTTTTGCAAGTATACTTGATAATTTTGGTGAATCTAACTCGCCAGGCTTCTTACAAATAATATAAGCCATTTTTCTTGGAGATCGGTTTATTTTCTCAACTTCGAACCCCATTGATTGTAAGTTATTAACAAGGTCATCTGTTATTGCACCATATCCAAATTGTGTTATGTTTTGCTCTACTCCCCAGTATCTATCCAAAGGATTGTAGTTGAACAAATAAACACCACCCGGCAATAACACATTATAAGCACTTCTTGCTATTTCAGTAAGTCCATTCAAACTTTCAAACACTGTCCAATTAACACTTGTTACTAATCCAAATGCTTGCTGTGGCAACGGCGACAGATCGTAATTAGAAATTTTGTATTGCATTAAACGTCTTGTGCTGTAAAATTTATTGAATAAACTAGCACAATGTTCTAAAACTTCGTCACATGTATCCACAATGTAAAGTGGTTCTGAACTTACCATATTATGTAAAACATTACCCACTCCAGGAAATAATACCAATCCTGGATAATTCCATCCTGAAAATCTTGTTAAAATATCAGCAAAAAAAGAAATTTCTGCATGATTATAATTGTGACTTTGAAAAAACTGTAATCGATTTGCCCCCGGTAAACTTATTCTACGTTGTAGTAAACTTTCAGCAGCAATATTAATCTCATCAATATGTACTTTTAACCTATTCTTAACTTCTGCTAATATAGGCAGAAGCATATTAGATATTTCTTGATTGTCTGTATCTTTTGTTGAATTGATACAATTTTCAATATAGTCCTTTACTTTTGCTAATTCTACTGTATTCATGATATCACCTTAAAAACTGAATAAAGATTCGAATGTGTTGGTAATGTTAGTATTACTTGCAAGATCCCATTCTAACACACCCAATAAGTTTTCTACTTTCTGTGTTATAATACCTTCTTCCATTAAATTACTATCAAACGGCATATCTTTGTACCATTGTGGTAATCTTTGCTCATCTGTTGGATAAGCAATACTTGTCATACCCAATGGATTTGGACGTAATTTACAAACAATTGCCTTCATACCATCAGTAATTTTCATACTACGATTATCACTATGCATACGCAACATATTATTCCAATTAATAGCAGCGCGAACATGCCCTGGCATATTTGTCTTGCCATTCTTTATTTCTAGATCACCATAATATGTTAACTTATTAACACGCTTTGGTGTACCTTTTTCCCATGCTGGGCGTAGTTTAAAAAGTTCTTTAAACTCTTTAATCTTATCGATCACTTGCTCTCTTGTACCGCCTTCTAGTACTTGTTGTAGAATGCTACTTAGAAATTCTTGTACAACTTTTGGAGTATCGCTACGTTTAAGATCAAGTCCCATTGCTTTGATCTTACCTGTCTTGCCCTCACGATCTAAACGCTTGCCTTCTAAGTCAATAATTAATGCTGCATAACGCTTCTTAGTAATAAACAAACTCTTACTGGCAACAAGTTCGCGCCCGCCTTTAATAATCTTTCCATTTTCATATGGAACATGGAATGCCTTTTCCATGAATGGTGGGAAACTAATATTAACTTGATCAGCAATTTTATCATATAGTTGAATACAAATATCACTATTCCATTCCATTCGTCCTGCTAATACATCATCCTTAATAACAGGCCATGCACTAAAGTAAACAGAATCGGTATCGCCGTAAATTACACTCTTACCAATATAATCATAATCTCCAGTTAAGCATTCATTAACAGTTGCATCCATATGTCTTGCAATAACACGACCACTTAGCGTAGTTGACTGTCCAATACGTTTATCGAAAAATCTACAGCCTGGATTCAAAATTGCACCATATAGACTATTTAGATTAATCTTCTTTACCAACTGCCTTTTATCCCAGAAAGCAGACTCTTTTTGATCCTTAGATTCTTTCTTTTTGGCTTGGAGTTCCTGTCGCTCTTTGTACCATTGCTCAAGCAAGCCTGGAACAACACCCTGCTTGTCAAGAGTAAACAGCGTCCCGTTGGCGCTAAGACTCCATGTCTGGTTGCTGTCGAACACCAACCTATATATTTGGGATGCACTGTACGTTTCACTATTACCATCCTCCCAATCAATTGTAATCTCAGTACCAATTTCCTGATTCATAACTGCGGTATATTCAATTGTGCCAAACATACCTTCCCATGCGTCTGCAAAACTGCTACCTTTATCCATCTTGTTCTTGATATAAGCATCAGTCATTATTGGACGTAACTGTCCGATAATAGTTTCAACGCTCATGTTTAATGCACGAATTGCCGAAGGATATAGTGAGTTAATGTCAATTGCACCAATCCATTCATGAATGCCTTTCTTAGGATAAGCAACATAAGCACCTGCTGCTTGAACACCGTCATCGTATCCTTTACGAGAAGGAACAACCATACCTCGTGCATGAGCAGCATTAATAATTGCTTGCTCAGTTACAGCAACAGCACCCATTGTAGTTTGTAGCAGCACGGTATTAGAATGAGCAAGTTCGTTTGCAAGATCAAGAAACTTCAACTTCTTATCTAACTTGTCTAGTAGTGCAGTATCCTGTCTGTTATACTCGAGGAACTTTTTAAAGTCATCATTGTATAACTGATCGAGAGATCCTTCATATGGAATCTTACGTTCGTTAAGTTCGTACTCGCCGATGGCATCCAGTGCATAACTATGGCGCTCTTCGTAAGTATACTTGCGATACAAATTCATATAATCCATATGAACTCTTCCAACAAGATCAAAAGTTTGACGCTCTAGTCCATACTTCTCGTAGGTACGATCTTTTGGCATCTGTCCCCAAAGACAATATCGACGTGTATCGTCTTTGCTGAGTACTCTAGAAGTGCGATTAATCATGTAGGGAATATCAAAACCCTCACTGTTCCACCCACTTAAGATGTCTGCATCTTCAATAAGATCCATAAAGGTCTTGAGAAGTTCTGCTTCGTCTTCAAACAAATAACAGTTTGAAATACCATCACAAATTGCCTGTGCGTCTTCCTGCGACATGTTAGGGGGAGCAATACACAATGTAATTAATTGATCTAGCCAATTAAGAAATACTGTTACTGCGGTTACTTTAGTAAAAGGATCTTCTGGGCTACTATATCCACGGACCTTATCAAAGTCCGTTTCAATATCGAAAAATGCAACATTAAGTTCTGGAGCATCTTGACCTAGATAGTTGTCTGCTAAACAACGAAAGATTGGATTAATATCACTTTCGTATATTTGCTTACCCTTAAAAGCAGCCATTTCCTTACGGAATTCTTTACTGCTGCGGGTACTTACACGTTGACATGGTTCTCCCCAAAGAGTGCGGAACTTGCCGCGCTCATCGGGGTAATAGAACACATAGTTTGCAGGATAATCATGGTAAACTCTTTTACCATCTTTACGTTCCACAACATGGATACGCTCTTTCTCTCTATCAATGATAGCATCTACGTACATTTACATTCCTTCGCTGCTTAGGGCCAGCATTGCCACTACATGCCGAATAAGGTCGGCGACCTGCATATACTTATTCGTCCTCGTGACGTAGATTATCTGTGCTGTTTAAGATACTTTCAATCATGTCAAGATCATCACGCACACGATCATAATCACGCTTCTGCGCCATCTTAATTGCTCGCTTGAGCAAACTTGGCTTAATTTCCATTTCCTCAGCAATGTGCTTAATTGTATCATTAAGACCTTCAGTTAATGTTTCAACTTCGGTCATAACTGTTGAACTCTCGCTGATGAGATTTTTCAACTTAGCCTTTTCTTCTGCGTTAAAATTACGAGTTGTCATTTTTTTCCTCTGTTATTAATGCTTCAAGCAACTTAAATTGATGATATGCTGCTTTGAATTCTTCGCTATTATAGCGTGGTTCGATATGTTTTGCACTATCATATTGCACAAATGCATCCATTAGAGTAGGATGATTTTCAAATTTATTGAAATCTGGTACAATAATATGAAACATTTCATTTATGATCTGTAGATTTTCATATACTTTATCAATGTCAATTTTATGCTTTTTAGTATTGATGCATGGTGTGTCACCGTCTAAAATAACATTACCTGTTAGTGTAATACTACCCTGTGTAATGGGGCTATTTGATATTACAGAAGTCCATCCACTCGTACCTAAATATTGACCAGCACCGCCGCCCCCGCCGCCCCCAGTAATAGTAACAGTTGACGGGTTTGAATTTGAAGATGGGTAGTTATAAACTGTTGAATTTTTAGTAGACCAAAACATATGAGCCCTTTATGTCAAGGGTTAGATCTTTTTTGGCTGACCTTCTCTTGACTTCTTATAGTTTATAGCATAATCATCAGGAGTGCAATTAAATTTTTGAATAAACATATCGTGTAATTTTTTTGGTTCAATTCTAAACTTTTCGCATATACTCTGCATTAACATGTCAATATGATCGTAATCAGTTTTTGGAATATACTTTAAATTGTGTTCGAGTTGTTCAACGGCATTCTTATCGCTATCTTTCACATTATCTTCCACAGCACGATCATAGCGGAAACGTGCGCCCATAAGTCCACGAGCACCTGCACTAATTGGATGTTTAGATTGTACACCAACTGACATTACTGCTTCTTTAATTTCTTTTAAACGCATTAGATTTTTCCGTTTGCTTGTAGTTTAGGTGGCCCACTATTACTTACCTTAAACCCCATTTTGGCTGCTTGCTTCTTATCCTCGCCCGGCTTAATATCAACAGTTAAAGCATTGGACCACCTTGGATCATTTGCTTCTTCATCATTGACTGGAATATGTCCACTGGCTTCGTCCATGTCATCCTTTGGCTTCTTACCATGCTTTTTCATATTAATAGCAATGGCTGCTTGTTGTGCAGGGTTGGCTGCTTCTGGTACACAGTTAGGCACAGTTTTGCCATTCTTCTTTTTAGTACCAACAGGATAATAACCTTTCCAGCAAGGATTGTCTTTAGGGTCCTTTAAACCTTCTAGGATTTCTTTAATTCTCACGGCTTGCCTTGTCCTCTATATTTCTTAAAACTACGTTTAGTATGCTTGTTCATTGAACTCATTTTGAGATTACCAATACCTTGGCTAGTCTTCTTGTTATTCTTGATGCGCTCTACTTTAACTTCTTTGATTGCTTTACTTGCCATAATTGATTCTCCCTTATGCTATTGCGAGTTCTTGTTTTAGATGTGCTATTAACTTCTGTTTGTCAGCAGGCTGTAAACTCTTAATTTGCTGTGATACAGTATTAAATGTTTTACTTGGTACAAAATCTCTGAACTTATCGGCTACTGCACCAGCAGCACCTTTAACTGCTCCTGCTGCTTTTCCTGCTAATCCGCTAGCGGCTGCACCAGCAATGCCAGCACCGGCAATTTTTTTAATTTGATCAATTGTTGCGCTTAATGCATCATTGAAAGCAGCAATTCCTTTTGCTTGTTCCATATATGAATCCCACGCTGCTTTTGCGGCTGCTTTACCAGCAGTATTTGCAGCAATGAGTTTCTCTGCCGCTTTTGGCATTTGATCTGCTAGAGTTTGCATCTGTTGAATTAGACCTGCTGCTTTTTTTGGATCATCATCAAGTAGATTAAATGCCTGAGTTTGCAATTCATTAAACTTAGAAATCATATCTTCTGGGCCTATAAGTTTAAAGTGCCCAAAAACAGTACTATCAACAGTTAATGTTAAAAGCCCTTTTACGTCATATGGCCTTGGACCACTTGGTATAGCATGACGCAATTCAGAACCAATTTGATCGAGTCCCATGTTTGCTAACGCACCTAATCCTGCACCTACTGCCATTGTCTTAGCACTTGATGCCATTGCAGATGAAAGTTTTTCACCCTTCATATACTTGTTTGTTGTCTGTAAAATAAAGCCAACACCTGCTGCACCAAAACCACCGGTTACTAATGCAGCAATAGCAGTTATTGCACCAATGATCAACCCTTGTTTAATAGGGTTTTTCTTAGCCCACTCAACATACTTTTCCATTGTTGCTGCTACTTTAGGATTTAACTTTCCCTTAAGATTTGCTACAATTTGATCTGCTTTAGCATCAAAATTTTCTACAGGCTTTGTATTTCCTGCCAATCGACCAAGTTTGTTAACAGCATCATCGGCAGACTTAATGCCTTTCATTACGCCGCCTACAGTTCCTTTAACAATATCCCACACACCTGCTTCGTCTAACTGACCTTCTAAAAGCATAGTTTGACGAAGAGCAAGTGCCTGAAATAATTGACTTGTTTCTTCAATATATGAATAAGTTACTACTTCGTTAAATCTCATTATGCATCTCCAACCATTTTCTTGCCTGGAGTCTTTTTATCGTTGCCCTTCCAGTAGCCAGTAAAAGTTGGTTCATCTTTTTCTACAGTTTCTTCACCAATCTTCTTTTTCTTACGTTTCTGCATACCAATACCGCCACTGGCAAATCCAGTTGGACTTCCGCCCATTGCCCCTGCACTACTTGCACCGGCACTTGCATCTTCAGCAACTATTTTCATACCTTTATGATCTTTACAATGACTAAAACCTGTCTGATGCGGAGCCTTTAATCCACTCCCGCTAAATCCTTTGCCACATTGACTGCAATGAACTACTTTCTTTTCTTCTTTTGCTTCGCCAATTACAAAGAACCCTTGTTTCTGTTTAGAAATAATATCTGCTGCTTTAACCATTAACGGTGTGCCTGATGGTTTCTTATTTTGATCTAACTTAGACATCTTTACCATACCAGGACTTGTTGAACCGGGAGTTGAACCGCCTGCTGGAGGAGTTGCACTCTGCTGACCAGGTTGCATGGCATTTGGATTTTGTTGTGGAGCACCTGGTGCTTGTGGGTTTGCTGGTTGTTGACTGGCGTTGGGATCGTCTCCAGGTCCATATGCTGCAATTGCTTCATCAACATCATGCTCATTATTCATTTCATACTCTAAGTAATGATAAACACTGTCTAGATAATCAGCAGCCTTAGTAATCTTAGCCTGTACCCAACCTTCTAATCCCTGCTCTTCGCTAATTCTTTCAAGTAGTTTTCCTAGTGCAATAGAAGCGTGAGCAGCACGATGTAATTCAGCGCGGGCCATATCTACTTCATGATCTGGTTCTTTGTGATGGTGTCCCATTTCATGATCATTACTATTATCTCTTGATGGAATACTAAGTTCGACGACTTCTGAACTTTCATTAATTCTATCTAAGGTAGCATATAGTTTAGCAAGCAATGCGTTTGCTGCTGATCTATTTGATTCTGATATTGTTGTACTTTGTAGTTCACGAATGCGTTGTTCAACAGCATAACGCTGAGTAAGAAGTTTAACGTGTCGCTCGTTCATCGGGAAAATCCTGTGTTGAAAATATTTATCGTAATTCGAAAGATTGGACTAAAGTGTTTAAATCTCGATATGCTGTATCGTTAATAACAAGAGCATTTATAACTACTGGAGTATCCATCTCTAAGTTTTCAAGCTTTACATTGTGTATTCCTGGAGGTAATTTAACATAAACTGTTTCTTCCAGTTGCAAATGACTACCAATTTCAATAGGATAGATACGCTCAATCAACATGAATTGATTAAGCCAAAGTCTATATCTACCATCTTTAGTTGATGTTTCGGGTATTTTAATTCTAACTCTAAGTATCGATTTCATTAATTACTTAGTAATTAAAAACGCTTAGAAGTTGTTTTTCTAATTCAAGGCCTCTAGCACGCTCTTCCTTCTTCGTGCTATTTTTCATTTTATGTGCTTTGCTTAATAAGGATCTTAATTCGTGTTTGTTTAATTTGTGATGATTATCGATGCCCAAGTATTCCACTGCCTGGCGTTTTACTTCCACAGTCTTTATATTGATAGGTTCTATTAAGGAGAAATTCTCCCATATTGTAAAGATTTGATCCCAGTCTCTATCATTGGTGCAACGCATGTCACGCTCCTCATTTTGGAACTCCAGACTTAGCAATTTTTTCCAGTATCTTTTCAACTTGCGGAAATGCCGAGTCATCATACTTGATGCCAATACCACCAGATGCCTTCCAAGCGTTAATGTTAACACCAAAGTCATCAACTAGTATACTTGGCACGCCTTCGTGCATAGCATACTTTGCTTTGTCCGCAGTTAGTACAATTTCAACTGGCATCATGTCACTTAGATGTTTCTTAATCCAATCCATTTTACCAGGCTTGCTGCGAACATCGCCTTCTAGTGGTTTACTGCAAATTCTATATTCACCATATTTTTCAATTACTGTTTTTACTAATGCTTTTGCATGTGGAAGCATTGGTAGATCAATCCAAAATGTTGGATGATCTCTTACCAGTTGTAACTTTGCTTCAACATCGTTGATATCCTTATAATGGTCAACATCGCTGATACGTGACCATTCGCCAAAGAAATCAGCAAGCACCCCGTCCATATCCAAATAGACACGTGGCTTTGCATCATCTTCCATTATGCTTTCAAAACTATGAACTCTGCGTTCCACTTTGTTTACCCAATCTTTGCTTGGATGTCCACTACCATGATAGTATTGTAACACCTTTTTTGGGTTTTTCCTAGAGACCAAAGCCCACTCGCCTTTAACTTTTTTAAGAGTTTCGTCTAAACTCTCATCAAATTCTTCAAGTAAATGACCACCTTCCATGATTGCTAGTTCCATTGGCGACCAACTTTCGGTATATGTTGCGTCTTTTGGTGCTCTATCAAACTCTTCGATCTCACTATCCGGGATGATCTTAGCAGGAATGGTTTTAGCGCCTGCTGCTTTGAAAGCATGAAAACGATGATGCCCATCTAATACTTGATAACTGCCTTTATACTTTCTTACAAAGATTGGGGGGAGATCTTTTCCTTGTCCTGCTTTTATTACGTCAGTCATATTTTTCATGCTCATAGCACTTTGAGCATCTTTCATCTTACTATCGGGTTCAAAACCAACAAGTTTATCCAATGGAATATTAACCACAGGCAATCCATCACCAACTGAATCATCAACATCAGCGCCAAAGTAATCCGGGTCAGTATATAGTTTTACCTTTGCTTCGCTAATGCTTTCACTTACAGCATTCATTGCTACCCACGCTGGGCCACGATAACCATTGGGGAATTGTTTGAAGTGCTGTATAGTACGATGCCATCCTTCAATAAGTTCAAATCCCTGCGGAGTCATTTTACCAATTACAGGCTCTTTGCGAACACCGCCTTGCTGTTGGGCAAGTGCTGCCTGTGTAGCATGACGTTCAGCATCCTTAGGCACCTTCATTGGATTAGCACTGCCACCTGCTCTAATATTAATGCGGCGCTGTGTGTCAGGATGTAGTTTTTCTATCTTAAATTCAAAGTTGGAGATAAGTTTCCATTGTGTTTGTGCTGACATGCCTTCGCCAGTTAGGCTTCTATCAACTACTTCCTTAGGATTCTCACCTGGATCGTGTTTGGTTAGCCCCCTGTAAAGCCAATCACGCAGTACATACTCTGGCCACGATGGCAAATAACTCTTAAGCCAGTTTAACGCACCTTCTCTTGTCTCAGTGAGATCATAGAACTTACCATCAATTTCTTTCTTAAGATCAGCAATTGCTTCATCTTCGCTGCGACCTTTAGCAATCAATGTCTTTAGCGCACCGTCGATAATAGTCTTTGGCTTCTTAGGCTTCTTCTCTTCATTAACTCCACGCTTATACATAGAGATATTGCTAAGAGGAATAACACCGTGATACTCCAAAGTATCACCTTCGTTATCTTGAACATTTTGATCAATCTTTAATAAGGAAGGATTTAAACCAGCAGTTACGATTTTCAATATGACAATATCATCTAACCATTCGTCTGGAACAGTTTCGCTTGCTTCAGCATAACTTTCCGCAACATTTGGATCAGTAGCAAGATATACTACGCCATGTATGCTGTCTTCCCAACGCTTACGCTCACTCCCTTTGCCACCTAATCCTGTCTTTTTAATAGAACGTAATAGTGGTCGATATGTAGCATGGTATAATACAGGAGGAATATTTGCTTCTTCGCTAACACTTTCCTGTGCGACTCTCTTAAACGTATAGCCTTTATCACCATTGGCAAATCCAGAATCAATTAACTTATATTCTGGGAGATAACGACCAATATTCTTAGCAATCATATCATATAACTTGATACGTCCTGCGTCTGAAGATTTGCCACTAAAACTTATATAAGGTGGCTTGCGTTTAGCAACAAACTGCTTGACAATAGAACCTACAGTGGCAAACACACGGAAGGCATCGCCCTTGCCAGTTACGCCAATTGTGGGATTTTCTTTGTCAGTGGCATCAAAGAATCCAATGTCAGCAACGCCGTTCCCTGTATCAACTTGTATAAAAACTTGGATAGTTGATCCACTATCAGTTTGGAACATGGATTTTTGAGTAGTTGCAGTGCTTACTGGACTGATGAAACGATATGGTTGATCAGCAACTTCGTTTGTTATTTCTTCATTTGCTTTTTTCTTACCACGACGCATATTAAGTTGCCAACGTGCTAATTGTCCTTTACGACCTTTGGCATGACTAGATTTTTCTAACTGTGATATTGAGGCGCCTTTAGGAATGCCATGTCTAGCACTATCTCCAGGGCGCCCTGGTCCTTTACCATCAGCAAAGTTTTCACCAAACTTTTTTGTTGGTGTTTTTTCTAACTTGTCTAAAAGATCATAGTAGTCTAATCTTTCACCAAGATGATCCATTGCTATCTCAGTAGCAACTTCGATATCATTGGTATGTTCAAATTCTACCTTAACACCTCTGTTAACTTGACGGTGTATAATAGAAGGATCAGTTGCATATTTCTTAGCAAGATCTCTTACATTTGGCGTACTTTTACTAAGTTCTGCACTCTCTCCAACACTTTCACCTAATCCCATTGCTTTACGCAATGTTGGATATAGTTGATTGTGTACAAGATCTGCCAACTTGGGATTGATCTTAGGACCTAAAATACTACGAACAAATGCTTCTGGATCACCATCTGTTACATTTCTACGAGCATTAGTAGCACTTGCCAAACGTGGACTAATAGCAAAATCTAACGGATTAAAGATAAAGCCCTTGCCTGTTTTTACAGAATTGGGATTTTTTTGCCCGTGTGCGTTTCCGCCTTTAATCATGTCTCCATAACTAGTCATATCATCTTCGCCGGCTACGAATGTAGCAGCACGATAGCCTTGCTTGTATAACCAAGTAGCAGCAATTAGTGGAGTCTTAATACTTGCGTCATTAATAATATGACCTTTTGTTTCTGGAAACAATGCCTGTATCCACCAAATTTTCTGTTCATATGTTAATGGATTCTTTTCATCACCTGTTTTAGCACTAACAAACAAGAACCAATCGCACCCTTGTTGTTGTGCTGTTTTTTGTAATGTTTGTATTAGGGCATGGTGACCAAAATGTGGAGGATTTAATCGGCCAAAAGTAAAAGCTACTTTCTTAATGTTTTCTTCATGAAGTTCTTCTACACGCATGATTAAGCCCGATTGATAATATATTTATTAATGTTCAAAATTGGCAGCACTAAACTTAGCACGGTCAACAGTTTTAAATGGGCCTGTTTTTGTATGTACAAGATATCCTTCTTGTCCAGGCACATCATTAATATGTGCTTGCATTTGTGCAGGGTGCGCATCTAGATTATTAACAATATGATCCTTAACACGCATGATTCCAATAAATGCTTGGCACAATACTTTGTATCCTGCTCTGTTGCTTTCAATATATGTTTGAATATTACTCATCTTTTGTGGACTTACTTTTTTACTTGCTAAGAAGTCAGTAATAAAATCACTGCCAAAATTATCAAAATTACGCTGCTTAACTCTGTAGTTGCCATATGCTTGTAGTAATGTAGGAAGATCTTTTATCTTCAATGAAGACAATGTTGCTTCATCTAAAAATTTATCCATTACTGCGCCATTTGAAGTAATGAAATTCTCAATCGATTTAAGATCTGGCGGTAGTTTAACTCTTGGTGGGACTGTGAATTGATCAGTGACCATTAACAGCGGGCCTTTGTTGTTAACTGCTGCTGGCAATTTGCTAATGTGTCTGCCAGGCGGAGCAACAAACTGACCTTGCGGATCCATGCCAGGTGCTTTTGAAAAGAATGTATGTACACAAATACCACTTGTGCTTTTTGCTATCCCTTGACCTAGTTCACTATTAGTTGGCACAGTATAAACAACAGTATTAGGTTTGAATACAAACTGATTGTTTTGAACTGGGGGAGTTTGACTCCATAGCAAATCACCAAATAACCATCCACGGAAACTATTTGGAACACTTGCTTCGAACTGCGGCCAAAGTGCAGACATCATTGATATTAAATCTTCTCTGCCACCACCTTTACGTTGCGAATATACTTGTGCCAATTGATTGGGATTACGCGGTAATGTTCCTGCTTTGAACATATGTTTATCAACCAGAGAGAATCCTTGTTCATCTCTGCCCCAAATTAATGCAGGTTTACCGTCTGGTTTAATGCTAATTGTTTCGGGATTACTTGCCATTTGTTTTATAGCAGCAATGGCACGTTTTGCTCCAACCGAACCGCCTAATAGTATCTCATCTTCGGGGTGAGGTACTCTTGCTTTTGTTGGGTCGTATTCTTCAATGAGGAATTCGGTTGCTCGCATTTTATATTTATGCTGCTAGAGGTTCTCTAACAGCCATAAATATGTTGGGGTAGCAAACTTTATAATCCATTTTCCTGAATGTCCCAAGGTGTTTATTCTAAAAATTTCTTTTTCAAGCCACGATACTTCTTGAAGGCGTGCTTCTGAAGGATAGAATGCACAACATTTAAATATTACACCATTACCCAACTCAATGTCATCAATACTTATATTATTAATAAAAAGTAATTGATCGTTAAGTATATTTCCGTCTTCGTCAATTATTGTATCTGCATTTGTCTTATTAAGATATTCAATAATAAGTTGGTGTTCGCCTTCTTCTAATTCCTTATCAAATTTAAAAGTTTGATGTTTACCCTCACTCCTTAATTGATCGATATAAATCTCAGATTCTATCAACGTATCATCGAGGAAAATATTAACTTTTGGGGGATCTTTCCACCATTTAGCAGACAACAAAATTTCAAAAGAAACATTCTCAGCCATTAGTTAAGTTTTCCTTATTGATAATTTCTACATCTGAGATGTCATTAAGATTCAATTGAATCTTAGGAACATTCTTATCTGCACCAACTCCAACACCATTACCAATTTGATTAGTTAATACCTTCTTAAGTTCGTCAAGATCACCTGCATATTTGTGATATCCGGTATGATCTAACTTAATTCCAGTATCAGCAAATACCTTACCGCCCATCAAACGCCATAGGTAACAGAATGTCCAATCTTCCGAAAGATAGTTTTGATCGGGATCAATCATTGTATCAAATAGGCCATACATCATCGGTTCATACTGGGGACCAATACCAATATTATCACGATACTTAAGTTCAGGATGAGCAGCAATCATCTGTTCAATGACCTGTCTCTTAATACACATAAATCCTGTGCCCAGTGTACTAACTTCAACTAGATCACCTTCAATAACAGGATTTGGAACAGTATTAATAACATAGCGTATCGGGATACGTTTCATTGGATAAACACCACCAACAACATCTCTATTTGCAACTAGTAGTCGTAGAATTGATTCTGCATCAAATCCAAGATCAACATCGATAAACATCAGATGTGTTGCTGACTGATTGAAAAGAAATTTAGAAACCAGATTATTTCGTCCTCTTGTAATAAGACTTTCATTGACCATAGTATCAATACTATAATTTACACCGAGTTTAGCAGCAATAATACTAAACTTAATCATACTAATAAATGTTGCTTCATTACATACACCATTGTACATTGGCAAGCAAAAATGTACATGTGTACCACGAAGATATTCTAATACTTCGGGAGGAAGTCCGTGTGCATTTGGTTCGACTGTTTCTTCTGACATTGATTGAAAACTCTTTCTCTAGTTGATTTTAATTATATAGCACTTTATTGATTGTGCCTGCTGTGAAATTGACAACAGCAACTCTTATCCAAACAAAATTTCCTGTGACGTTATCAAACGAATTGCTTGAAAATGGCATAACACCATCGCCAACTGGTGATCCAACAGTAACCCAATCGTTTTCAGTTGGATCAGTTGCTAATGATGCTTGTATATTGATTATACCTACAAACTCCGTTATTTTGTAACTAAACGTATGAAGACCGTCGGAATAACCATAATATCCACGACCTTGATACTTAGGGCTGTACCAATTTTCATCTGTACCATTATAAGCAC